TAAAGCTGGAACAATGGGATCAAGTTAATGGCATTAAAAACAGGAAAAAAAACAGTTAATTTAAAATCATCTGTAGCTGATAATATTGGAATACCTAAATTTCCAGATACAACAATATCTGCTGTAATTGCTAAACCTGTATCAGAAGCAATTGATGCTTTTAGAAAAAAAGCAGAAGTAGATGCAACTGCTAATTGGCAATTTCAATTTAATCAACAATCAAGAGATCATTACTTACAATTAAAAGATAAGTTTAAATTTGATCCAGATGGTATGAGAAATGCTGTAGATAGTTATTCTAAAACTACTTTAGCTAATACTCCTAGTGCTTTTAAAAATGTAGCTCAAAATATATTAGCTCAAAAAAATCTAGCTAATATGTCTTATGCTACAACTAACTATAATGCTAGAGAAGATCAAAGAGCATTAGATGGTTGGGATGAATTAAAAACATCAACAATGATTGATGCAGGATCTCACTTAGATACTATTACTCAAAATCCTAACTTAAGTGTTTTAGATATAAATAGTTTTATTGGTAATGATTTACAAAAAACAATAAACCATAATTATGGTGGAGCTGAAACAACTTTAGTACAAACTAATAGATTAGCTGGTTCTCAACTTAAAAAGAATTTAACTAGCGATATTATTGATATGGAAGCTCTAAGAGTTTTTTCTATTATTAAAAAATCTGGTGATGTTGAAGGTAATAAATATTTTTTAAATTATGCTGCTGGTGAAGATAATTTTCCTGTAACACCAGATAATGTTAATAATCCTATTTTTCAAAAATATGCAAATGATATTAAAGATCCTTTTACTAGAGGTAAAATTATAGATAAAGTAAAATCATTATATGATGATTATAATAGTAGAAATATTACTGCATTAAAAAATTCAAAAATTAAATATGATGTTGATAGAGAACAAGATTTTGGATCAATATTAGATGTAAATAATTTTAAAGATGGTGCAAATGGTAATGCAACTAATTATGTAATTAATGCTATGCCTGGAATAAGTGAAACTGATTTTCCTAAAGCAATAGAAATAGTTAATAAAAATATTAATGTACAAGAATTAGTAAGCAAAGCAATTAATAATGAAATAATAGACAATTTTGAAAATAATGAACAAATGGAATTATTTAAAACTGCATTACTTAGAAGACAAGGAATTGATGATAAAAATATAACTGATATTTCAAATCAAGATTTAAGTACCGTAATGAAAATATATAAAAATCAAAATATGGAACCAACTGCTGTACTTAAAAAAATTAATAAAGATTATAATGTTAACTTTAATAATCCTGGTAGTGTTGAAGATTTTGAAAAAAATTTATTATTACATAATTTTATAAAATCAAAAGATATGTTTCCATATGTTACAGTAGAAAATGAAAGCATATATACAGCTGCAAATGATATGGGTATTTTAGCTATGTCATCTAGAGAACAAAAAGCAGAATTGCTTAATAAAATATTAGAAAATAAAGGTAATTTAAAAGATAATTATCAAAAAATTTCAGAAAATATAGATAACAATATTCAAGTTGCTATTGATAATATGAAATGGACTATAGAAATGCAAGATATCAATACTGATACTTGGTGGTTAAAAAAAATCTTTAATAAAAGTAAAAATAAATTTAGTCATATGTTTATACCAGAAAGTACTAGCCTTTGGTATAAAGGATTAGATATGACACCGCAAGTTCAAACTGTTTGGTTAGATAATATTAAAACACAATTAGCTTATATTAATGGATCTAAAGATATTGATATTACTACAGATGAAGGTAAACAACAATTTTACAAAGCATCTATTCAAGCTTTACATTCAATGAATAAACAAGGTTATTCTGCTACCAGATTAAATGGTACAGGTAAAGTTAGTATGGTAAAACATGGTTTTGAAAAAGAAGTTGGTTTTACTGGTCAAGGTTTTGATTCTGCATTAATGGCTCAAGCAAATTGGTTAAAAGGTAATTTATCAGAAGAAGAACAAATAGAAAGATTTGGTTTTGATCCAGTTGGGCCGAGTGGTAAAAAACAAAAACCTATTGATATAAATGCTGTTATGAAAGAAGTAATAGATAGTAATTATAAAAATCTTATTGTTGAATTTGCAGGTACTTTTGGTGTTGATAATAAAGGTAACAAAGTTCCAAACTATCATGCAAAAGTTTTATATAAAGATAAATTAATAAATTTAACTCAAGGTGATAATTACTTTGATCCTACTGGATTAGGTAGCAATAAATTAATTGAAGGTATGCCAACTTCTAGAGCGCAAGTAATTCAAGAAATAGCTGAGAAAAAATTTGATTTATTTATGAATAAAAAATTAGGAAGATTTATTGATGGAGATTCTGCTACAGAAAAATGGTTACAAAAATTTTTCTTTGCAACAACTAAAACATTTGTTGAAGCATCTGATTATAGATTTTATCCAGACTTTCCAATTGCTGATGATGTACCAAAAGAAGTAAAACCATTTAATGTTATATTTAAACTTTTAGGTAAAGATATAGATGTTGAAAAATACTATAATGAAGCAGCTGAAATTAATAACGAAATAGATGAAATGGTTTCTTATGATCAACAAATTTTAGGAAATAGAAGAATAACTGATAAACAAAAATTATTAGAAGCTAGAACACCACCACATAAAACTTCTTATACTCAAGAAAATATTCAAAAAACTTATAGACAGTATGTTTATAATAACTATGAAAATAAAGATTTACCATTAACATTAAGAACTAATAACTACATGGCAGTTATGAAAACTGATGAAACTTGGGATGGTGAATTAAAAGATATATCAACAGGCAATCAAGCAGCTATATTTGCTAGTCCTGTAGATTCTATTAGAGCAGGTGTAAGAGTTATGATTAATAACTCAACATTAATTAAAAATGAAGCTACTAAAAGATATGGAAACAATCCTACTGTTGAAGAAATATTATCTGTATATGCTGAAAATAGTGAATCATATTTAAATGCTTTAGAAGATAAAACTGATTTTACTAGAGATACAGCAATTAACTTTTTTGATGGAAATCAAATGAATATGTTAATTAAATTTATGATTGAACATGAAATGGGAAGCGAAGCATTTAATCAATACTATCCACCTAATAATCAATTCTTTTTAGATCAAATGATTTTTGAAGGATATACTAGAGGTATTAATTCTTATGGTGGTAGATTAGGTAAAATAGATTAATGACAGCTTATCCATTTACACCTGCTGATGCAGAAAGTTTAAAACAAGAAAGAAATAATCCTGTACAATTTAATCCTATAAAAGATTTTTCTCAAGGATTTGCAGATGAAAACTTACCTAGTATTGCTTTTGAGCATATGGTTAATCATCAAGATTTTATACCAGACGAAACATATAATCCAAGAGAAGATGCTAGATTAAAAAACTATGAAGATTTATATGATATGTTTATGTTTAGTAGAAGTGCTGAAGAAACTACAGCTATTATAAATAAATTAAATACACAAGCAGAAACTAATTATGCAAGTCCTTGGTATCATATTGGTAAAATAACTGGTGCATTTTTAGATCCATCTACATTATTATTGGCATCTAAATTTGGTCAAAGTGCAAAAGTATTTGGATCAGCATTTACAGCAGAAGAATTATCTAAACAAGTATTAGATCCTACAAGACCAGATGAATATGTTCCTTGGGTTGTAGCTGGAGGATATGGTGTTCCTTATCTTTTAAATAAAATGGCTAAAGGTCAAATTGGAGCTAAAGTACAAGACAAAATTATTCAAGCTGACAAAGCTTATAATACTCCTAGAAAACAAACTGTAGATAATAAAATATATCAAGATGGTAATTTTGTAGATCCTAATCAACAAGTTAAACCAGGATCAGTTGGAGCTGCTACAGCAGAAAATAAAATTCAAAGTACACCTAGAAAAGAATTTGAAGGTGAAGAATTTATTAAAACTAATTTAGGAATATTTGGTGAAGGTGGCCCATGGACACCTGTATTTAGATTAGCTAAATCAAGATCATTAAATGCAAGAAAAATGATTGCAGATATTCTTGATACTCCATTATTAAAATTGAAAAATACAAAACAATATGGTTTTGAAGCATCTAACGCATCTATAGAAACTAAATTAAGAATGATGGAAGTTGGAAATATAGAAGCTATGAAAGGTATTAAAGATCAATACTTAGTTTATTTAAAAAGAGTACAAGGTAAATCACCAACTACTGAATTAGGAATTAATTTATCAAACAGATTTAATAATGATTATATGTCTATTACACAATTTGGTACAGAAGTTGCTAAAGCTAGATTAAATAAAATGCAACATGAAGTACCAGAAGTTTCGGCAGCTGCTAGGATTACTCAAGAAAAAGTTTATGGCCCACTTGGTAAAGAAATACAAGAACTAGGTATTCGTAAAATTCCTATAGAACAAGAATTAAAATTTTGGCAAAATACATTAGATACTATGAAAAGAAAAAAAGAAGGAACTGTTAGTTTTAAATCTAAAGTTGATGGTCAAACTTCTCAATATACTGCTACTGAAATAAATAATAAAATTAGTAAATTAAAAGAAAGATTAATTAGAGCAGATAAGTTAGTAGAAGATTATGTTAATATTATTTATAACAAACCTGCAATCGATAATAATAAAAATTTATTTAAAGAAATTATTAGAGAAGACTTTATTAAACGTGGTTTAGTTATTAATAATAAAAAACTAAATCAATTAGTAGAAGATCTATCAAATCATTTTCCTTTTATTAGATTTGAAAAAACTAAATACACAGATAATGTTGATGATCTTATTTATGAAAGATTTGCTTTTAATAGACCTAGATATGCTAGAGCTACAAGAGCTAGAGAATTAAATTTATTACCAGAAACACAAGCTAAGTTAATGGATAATAACTTTATTGTTAATGATATATTTTCATTAATGAAATCTTATTATAGACAAACTTCACCAGATATATTATTTACTAAAAAATATGGTGATCCTAATGCTTTAGGTATTAAATATATTTCTGAATCTGAATCAATGACAAGTCCTGGTATTTACCAAGTTGCTTCTGAATATAATAAAAGAATTAATTTAGCTAAAAATAAACAAGAAAAATTAAAACTTGTTAAAGAAAGAAATCAAGTATTAGAAGATTTAGAATCTTCTGTTGAGTTAGTTAGAGGTACTTTTGGTTTACCTGCTAATCCTCATCATTGGACTTCTAGAGCTATGAGAGGAATGAAACATTATAATGCTCTTACTATGCTTACAGGATTTATGGCAGCAGTATCAGATGTAGCTAGAACTGTTATGACCTCTGGTATTGAAAGAGGATTTAAAACACAATTTGAAATGTATTCAGATATGTTATCAGGCAAAAATGCAACAGGTATTTTTAAACTTGGTAAAAAAGAAGCTAACTCATTTGCAGAAGCAGTTGATATGATTACAGGTCAAAGAGCTATGTTATTTTCTGATATTGGAGATATGTTTGGTATGGGATCAAAAGTTGAAGGCGCTATGGGTAAAGCAGCAAACTTTAACTTTATGTATATTAACATGATGTCTAGATGGACAGAATTTATGAAAAGTGCTGCATCAGTTACTATTGGATCTAGAATAATAGAAGATTCTATTAAATGGTCTAAAGGTAATCCTTTAGCTGATAAATGGAAAACTGCATTAGCATCTTCCGGTATTGATGAACAAATGGCAAAAAGAATATCTAATGAGTTTGAAAAACATGGTACTAAGTTAGAACATAATTTTATGGCTAATACAGCTGAATGGACAGATGATGCTGCTAAACAAGCGTTTGGTGCAGCTCTTAATAAAGATATTAATGTTACAATTGTAACTCCAGGAAAAGGTGACACTCCATTATGGATGTCTTATGAATTAGGATCTACTATTGCTCAATTTAAAAAATTTGCTATGGCTGCAAATCAAAGAATGTTAATGAGAGGTATGCAGGAAAAAGATATGGATTTCTTATTTGGATCATTTTTATTATTAGGATCTGGTATGATGATTGATGCTATTTATCATGAGTTTAGATTTGGTAAAGATTATTCTAAATTATCATTAACACAAAAATTATTAAATGGTTTTGATAGATCTGGATTAGGAGGAATCTATACAGATATTAATAGATCTATTGAAGCTCTCACAGATAACAGAATTGGTATAGCTCCAATGTTTGGTGAAGGTAAACCTTATGGATCTTCTATGAAATCTAAAGTAGGATTATTGGGCCCATCAGCAGGACAAATTTATAATGTATTTGATATT